TGATGGGGGGTATAGGCATCCTGAGAAGGTACCATCTAGTGAAATCCTGAGGGGATATCAATCATAACATATATTTGACTTTTAATTTTAACTAAAATGGTCCCCTTGGGACTCCTATTTAAAGGATAGTATAAAATTTTATAAGAATTAGAATTTTTGAAAAAGGCGAATAGAAGGCGAAGGTCTCATCCTTCGACGGAAAAGTGGACCTAAACTGTTGAAAAGAGAGAAGTTAAGAAAAGACTTGACAAGGAGCTGGGTTCCGTGCTAAGATCCGTTTTACGGTGGGGTCCATCAAGAAAGAGATTATGACTGATGGATTATACCAGGTTACTACATCCTATTTATGTGCAGGATTTGTAATTCAAGATAATGAAGTAATTAAATGCGCTCCTATCCTAAAGAGAAAATTATCCTATTGGAAAACAATTGCAATTAGGATCCCTAGAGGAAGTGCTGGTGAGACCCCAGCTTGTATGTTCGGTAAGCCATGGCATAGCCGGCATTCTGAAGGGGAATAAATGCCCCGGCTTCCTTAACTATTAAATTCAGAATCAAAAGAGTAATGGCAATCGGAATAGTCAGCGAAAGTGATTTTGATGATGAATTATCTAATTCCGGTGAAGGTGAATCTGCGTCTGCACGAATTGAAGATCTTAAAATTGGTAGAGGCGGAAAAAGTGCAACTCCTGAATCTTTACGAAAAATTATTAGTGAAACCGCTATTCAAGAAGGAAATCCAGCCGCGCAAGAACTAATAAAATCCATAGGAGGGGATATATCCCAATCTTCTATTTCAGCTTATAAGAATAGTGCAACTTCCACGGCAACCTACCATGAGCCCAATTCTGGGTTAGAAAATCATAACGAAAAGACACATAGAGAAATAGCAGCAAAGTCTCGAAAGATACTTCTCGATGCTATGGAATCTATTACTCCTGAAAAGTTAGAAGCTGCTAAGGTGCGTGATGCATCTGGTGTGGCTAAGGATATGTCTGGTATTATTAAGGATATGGAACCTTCTGTCGAGAAGGATGTGGAAAGAGTCCAGTTCGTTCTATTAGTGCCTCCTTTGAGAAAAGAAGAATCATTTGAAGTTATTGATGTTAAGGAATAAATCATGATAAGAAGAACTGCATTGAAATTACTCGGTGGAATTCCTTTTCTTTCTTTTCTTAAAGAGAATGAATTAGAGTGGGATCATAAGGAAACTAATTGGACTCTTGAGGATAATGAACCCTATAGATATTATTTTGGTGGCTTTGCTACAGGCAAGACTACGCGATTGGTTAATGATGCTGTTAATTGGTTGATGATGAATCCAGGGACCAATGGATTGTTTGTTGTGAATCATTTTGGCCAAATAAAACATTCTATATTAGATATTCTTAGGAAAAATTGGCCAGATAATTCTATCTTCTCTCATCATTCCAGAACATTAAATCTTCCAAATAAATCATCTTTAAGATTTACTCCTCAAGATCTGATAGCTTCAGATTTATATAGTATGTATGATGCATTATGGACTGATCAGATAACTACTGAAAAGAGAAAACTTATTCAAAATACTCCATATTATACGCGAGTCCAGCATGTAATCTCAATGAATGAGGCTCATAATCTTCATGATAGATTGGGGCTGAAACCGATTCTAATTAGCAATAAAGCTTACGCATCATATGATAATCTTATGATGCTAGAAAAATCCGTCCGCGATAAGTTGGCCGTTCCAAAGTTGTGGGGATTCAGATAAGGAATAAATCATGCCTTTATGGAATAATACAGATTATGTCACGTCACTTTCTAGACATAGTGGTCTAGTTGAAGTCATTACTGCTACGGTCATGTCTGATGCTGAAGCTACTCAAGCTGTAGCTTTACCTCCAACACCAGATGGACAAGGATTAGATATAGCATTTGAAGTTCGTTTTGCCTCGAATCCCCCAGGAACTGTGGATTACAGATTACAAGTAGCACTTAATAATGTAGCTGCTGAGTTTCAAGATGTTTCTCCTTTTATGACTACTTCCGAAACTGCTGGAGATATCATAGCTATAGGTGATATAGTAGGTAGGTTCGCGCGTGTATTAGCTTCTGATGCTGATTCTGTAGCAGTGACTATCACAATTATGGTTCAATAATATGACTGATGCATTACCAGAAGATATTCCTGTTCAGATTAATCAGGGTGACCTTAATGAACAAATAGGTTCTATGGTTATACAGGTAGTAATTGAACAGAAAAGGAATAAACAGTTACAAGAAATCATTAAAGATTTGCGTTCTCAATTAGAAAAGAAGTAATATGGCTTATATAATTGGAAGTAGATCAGGCGCTACGACCTTTAGTGGTGATATCACTATGGGGGCGGGGACTCGTATTCTATTTGATAATTTAGAAGGTTCGGCAGCACTTCCTGCTATTGCCTGGGCTGATGCTGGTGGTGTGTATGATACAGGGATTTATCAAAATGCAACTGATGAACTAGATTTTACGATGGCGGGGGTCGTGCAGTTCAATATGAACGCTGCCTCGTTTGTAATACAGCAAGGTAATAATTTAGCTTTTGATACAGCAACTGGCGTAGGAGATGCATTTATAGAAATAGACGCCGCCAACATTATAGCACAACGAAACTCCACCAATGCCCAGGAATTTAGAATATATGGTACCTTTACGGATTCATCTAATGGAGAATGGTTACGTCTTGGTCATGATGGTAGCACAGGTATTATTGATGTTCAGGCTAATGGAACAGGAGGATTTGGTAATCTTAATATTCGAGTTAATAATGGAACTAGATGGATATTCAATACAAATGCTCATTTTATAGCAAGTACAGATAATTCTAGTGATATTGGAATAAATCAGTCAAATCGGCCCCGCACTGGATACTTTGGAACATCAGTGAATGTTCCCTCAGCGGATTTAATTAATAATACTGAAGGTGGAACAGCTAAATGGACCCCAAAGTCTTCCCATGATTCCGTTACTCTTACAGGTGCTACCACAGATACTACTACTATCTCAGTTCCATCCGGTGCACGTCTAATTGCTGTCCTCCTAAATGTAGATACTACTGTAGTAAATGATGGTGATGATACATGGGCGGCGGCGTTCATTACAGGTTCAACCACTACAGTGGCCGCGGCAGGAACAGCAGCGGCACAGAATACTAAGATTACTCTTATGCTTCCAGATGAGATTACTACTGCTATAACCCAGATTAGATTTACTCCACAAGGTGCAGATTTCACTGCTGGAGTAATTGAAGTAGTTGTATATTACGAAGAACTCACACCGATGGCTGATGCATAGGAGAAATCAATGGCGGATTTTACAGTTGAATTGAATCGTAACCAGAACGATGCTGTGTCGGTAACAGTAAATAAAACATCTCCGAATGGACTTGCATTTACTTTCGCGTTCGATCAAAATAATGCAGAACTAGTGAGCAGCGGACAATCACCCTTATCAGATGAACCTACATATCTTAGAGATTTATTAGTTGGTATTCTTCAGTCGTGGCGTAGTCAACAATTAAATGAAGGTGTGAGTGAAGCATATAAGAATGCAGATGAATCTACTAAGGCTACTGTTCGATCTACTCTAGGTCTTTAGGATGCCTGATGCTTCCATACTAGAACCTTTAGGATCACTGATAGGTATGGTGATCATAGTCTGGTTTTTTCTGAATCATATTACCAAAGAAGGAAAAACACATACTGAACATCTTAAAGAAATAAGCACAACTAATCGTGCCGAATCACAATCGCGTAAGGACGAGATGATGAAACATCTTGATAAAAATACAGAAGTCATTAGCGAGAATACAAAACAATCAGGTGAAACTTCTACAGTATTGGGTCAAACTAATGATATCCTAAGAAGAATTCATGATGGGAAGTAATGATGAAAAGAAATGATGAAAAGAAGACCAAACAATTAATGCAGGCTGAAAGGTATATCCATTCAGTAGAACCAAATTTTGATAATTGGACTACAGCTGTTGATATTAAAAAGCTCATACGAGATGCTTACATAGCTGGTCAGAATGAAATAGATGTCTCCAAACAATAACGAGTGGCGCCCCACAAAAAAGCAATCTCTATTTCTATCTATTCCTTTATCTGTAAAAGAAGCATTCTATGCAGGTGCTCTTCATGCTGGTAAGACAGATGTCCTTCTTCTATATCCTATACTGAGAAGATGGCATGAGAATTCGGAATTCAAAGCTATATTTCTTCGTAGAACTTTTCCAGAGCTTAAAAATGAGGTCATACCACGTTCAAAGAAATTATTTAGGATGGTTGGGGGAAAGTATAATCAGAATGATAAGGTATGGGAATTCAACACGGGCCTTAATCATTCTAAAAGTCCACAGGGATCCGGGGCTTTATTCTTTTTCTGTCACTGTGAAAACGAAGATGATGTTCATAACTATGATTCAATGCAGCCTAATTACGCTGCCTTCGATGAGTTAACATCTTTTACTGGATGGCAATACATTTATATAACAATAGAAAGAGTTAGGGCAAAATTAGGATCATCTTTACCCCAGATTGTTAGAAGTGCAAGTAATCCTGGTAATACAGGACATAATTGGGTTAGAAAAAGATTTATTGATCCTTACCCTGAAGGGGGGAAAATTATACGTGATCCATCAGGTTCTAAGAGAATTTTCATCCCCGCGACGATTTATGATAATCCCCATACGGATCCTAATTATCTTAGAAATTTAGAATCATTACCAGAAGCAGAGAAGCAAGCCAAGCTCTATGGTAATTGGGATGCGTATGAAGGATCAGTGTTTGATGAATTTAGAGACAGAAAGTATCCTGATGAACCTGACAATGCATTACACGTAATAGATTCATTTGATATACCGGAATGGTGGCCCAAAATTGTTGTAGGGGATTGGGGAATGCGTGCCATGACCTGGGTGGGTTATCTAGCCATTTCCCCAGAAAGGCGAGTCTACCTTTATAGGGAGCAGACTTGGAGAGGTTGGAAGATTGAGGAGTGGACTCCTTATGTTAAACAATTCATTGATAAGGAGAATCCTCGTTCAGTTATATTTTGCCAATCGGCAGGTCAAGATAGAGGTCAGGAACATACTATTCAACAACAGATATCATCTGCTTTAGGGTGGCCAGTTGAACTAAGTCGTAATTCTACTGGTTCGCGTATAGCTGGTAAAAATCTTCTTCATGAGTATCTTAGATGGAGACCAAAGCATGTTATCTCTGTTGAAGCCAATAAATATGATGAAGATCATGCAATGTGGATATTCCGTAATCGTTCTATGGAGGAATATAATTCTTATTTACGTTCATTTACTCCGTCTGAGCCTGAAGTGAACCTTCCCAAATTGCAGATATTCAAGGATTGTAATGAAGAACTTAGAGTTCCTGAAATTGTAAATGCCATTAAAGCATGTGTATATGTAAAGGATAAGGATGGTAAACAGAAGGAAGATGTTGCAGAATTTAATGGTGATGATGCTTATGATGGTATTCGTATGGGATTAGATGGTGTTGAAAGATTCTTTTCTGAATCAGAAGGTGAATTCATTAAGGTTCAGAGGCAAGAAGAATTAATTCAGAAGTTGAGTTCTACTGGTAATTGGACCGCGTTCTATAGAAATATGGAGAAAGTTGAAGCGAAATCTGGGGGAATACGGCCTGTATCGAGGTATCATCATTGATTGAAGAGGAAAAGAAATGCCAAGATTAGATAAAGTTCCAGACTGGGATCTTCCAAAACCTCTTAGTGAAAGAGTTATGAGAATCCCCCTTGAGATCAGAAAGTCTGAAAGAGATAAGATCTTCGAGGATATAGATATGAATAAAATACCTATAATTGGTGAAAGAGAATGATTAAATTCTTTCATAGATTACTAAATCCACACTGCGATCACTGCATAGAAGAGGCACGTGAGAGTAAAATTTGCCCAACATGCGAAGTTTATAGATCGCAATTGGAATTGGCTAATCATGAGAAGAAGCTCCTATTAGAGACTATAGAGAAGATAAATAATCCTATTATAGAAGAGAAGGAATTTCCACATACCGAGCCTATTCAATCTAGGACTACTCCTTGGCCTATCCAAAGGAAAATTTTGGAGAGAGAAGATAGAATAGCTGCTAAATTAACTAGGGATAAAGAAGCTGAACTTAAATCTAAGAAAATTGAAGAATTAGAAAAGGAAGTTGGAATTGGGTAAAGGACCTAGGAAGAAGAAGGATAAGTTGAATATAGCTGTAATTGTTCCAGAAAAGGATAGAATACTGAAAAAGAGGAAAGATGCCAGCAAAAAGTAAGAAACAATATAATTACATGCAGATGATGGCTCATTCTCCTGGTAAGGCTCGTAAAATGGGTGGTCCATCTAAGGAAGTAGCTAGAGAAATGGTGATGAAGACTCCTAAGAAGAAGAGAAAGATGGGAGATAATCCTGGTCATTCTTATTAGATGAATCATGAATCCAATGACAATAGATAAAACAGCTGAGGCTCTGTGGGATTTATTAGATGATATTGATACTGCTAGTGATATGTTCAAACCATCTAATGAAATTGGATATCGCAAGTTTTATAATTATACAATGAGGAAAGTTGCAAAGCGACATGAATTATTGAAAAGTAATGGTTACGCATTATTTTTACCTGGAGATATTCCAAAACGTTCTTCTAAATCAGATCGTGATTCACCTATGAAAAGAAATGCCTCATCATAGATTCTGGACTCAAAAGAAGGAAGATGCGGCTAAAAGAAAAAGGATGGCTGGTCCATCCGAAGAAGTTGAAGAAGAGATAACTAAGAAAAAGGGAAAGAGAGATTACTCTATCTTAGGTAAAATCTTTAAAGGGTTTAAGAAAGTTAGGGAATTGGGGAAAAAAGGTAAGTAGGGAGATTAATATGATGTTTTTTGCTGGATTTCTTCTTGCAGTCGTAATATGTATACTGATTCAACTTCTTCCAGATAATGTCTGAACACACTGACGAGGAAATTCGTGTAAGTCTAAAGAGTATCATTGATCACTTCGATCAAGAGGATAGGGCTGTCCGCGATAGACAAATTAGAATGTGGCGTCGTCTTAAGCTAACCTGGGATGGCTTCCAGAAAATATGGTATAGTGAAGTCGCGCATGATTGGCAAGTTCAAGACGATATTCAATCAGATAATGATAATAATGATGATCACTATGATAAGCCTATCAATGTATTTCGTGCGTATCTAGAGACTATTATTGCTGCGTTATCAATACAAGTTCCACCAGTTAGTTGTAGTCCAGATGATGCTCAAGATCCAATGGACATATCAACAGCAAAAGCTGGAAATATAATTTCTGAATTAATCTATAAGCATAATAATGTTACTGTTCTTTGGATTCATGCTCTATTCGTTTATTGCACTGAAGGTCTGGTCGCATGCTATAACTATACTAAAGAGGATGAATCTTTTGGAACTTATGAGAAGAAACATTATAAGGATGTAGATGAGGATCATTTCTTGTGTCCTGAATGTGAAGCTCAAGTGGATGAAATCTTTGAGAATCGTTCATTGGAGATGGAAGATCAGGAAATTCCAATAAACTGTCCCGAATGTGCAACTGAATTAGATCCTAATCTACAAAAGACTACAATTAAAGTTCAGAGATTAGATAAGATAACAGATGAACCTAAGTCTCGTCAAATTTTGGAAGTTTATGGTGGGCTATATGTGAAGATTCCCAACTATGCAATAAATCAGGCTCAGTGTCCTTATCTTTTCTTTTCACATGAGATCCATTATGCTGAGGCAATGGAGCAATTTAAGGAACTTAGATCTCTGAGGCATGATTGGCAAGCTAAGGTTGGATATGATGCTGGTGGATTATATGATCCCTATGAAAGATGGGGTCGTCTAAATACTCAATATCGTGGAGAATATCCTGTTAATACAGTTACTATTCGTAAATGTTGGTTGCGTCCTTGCTCCTATAATGTATTGCCAGAAGAGCAGGCTGATGCAGTAAGAGAGAAATTTCCTAAAGGTGTTAAGGTAGTCCTAGCCAATGAGGAAATAGCAGAAGATCCGATAGAGGAACTTTTAGATGATCATTGGACTCTAACTAAGAATCCTCTATCCGATTATCTGCATCATGATCCTCTTGGCCTACTACTTACTTCGATACAGGATATTACAAATGAACTTGTTTCTCTTACTCTTCAAACTATTGAGCATGGTATTCCCCAGACAATTGCAAGTCCAGAAGTTTTAAATTTCGACCAATATAGACAAACAGAAGTATCTCCAGGAGCTATATATCCAGGAAGAATATCATCTAATCAGCGAATGGGTGATGCATTTTATGAGATTAAGACCGCAACATTATCATCAGAGGTATTACCTTTTGGCAAGAATATACAGGAATTTGGTCAATTAGTTGTTGGTGCACCTCCCTCCTTATTTGGTGGTGCTCCCACAGAGGGTAGTAAAACAGCGGCTGAATACTCAATGAGTCGCGCACAGGCATTACAAAGACAGCAGAACGTATGGAAAATGTTAGTTATATGGTGGAAAACTATATTTGGTAAGGCTATTCCAGCGTATATTAATAACATTGTTGAGGACGAACGGTTCGTAAAGAAGGATACAAATGGAAAGCATATCAATGTTTTCATTCGTAAGGCTGAACTACAGGGTAAGATTGGTGATATAGAATGTGAAGCAGATGAACAATTACCAATCTCATGGTCACAGGTAAAGGACACGATCATGAGTATAATGGAAAGTGGTAATCCTGTGTTAATAGAGGCCCTTACTGATCCTGAGAATTTAGATTTTGTTAAGAAGATCATAGGTCTTCCTCAGTTTAGAATTCCGGGGGAAGCTGATAGATTAAAACAATATGAGGAAATTGATTTACTGTTAAAATCCTCACCTATACCGAGAGAGAATCCTGAAACAGATGAAGAAGAGGAAGGCCCATCTATTCCAATTGATCCTGATATAGATAATAATGCTATTCAAGCTAGTATCTGTAGAGGATGGGCAATATCTGAACCAGGACAATTAGCTAAGATAGAAAATTCTGAAGGATATAGGAATGTTATACTGCATCTTAGAGATCATACTGAAGTTGAACGACTTATGATGTTGGAACAGCAAATGCAACAGGCACAAGGTGGGGCACCACCCAGTAATGAAGAAGGAGCCGAGAATGTCACCTGAAGTAGAAGGCGCGATTGAAGATGGTGAACTATCTAAGGATCAGATTCTTGACCTCTTATCCGATGATTCTGATGAAAAGGATGATGATGAAAAACTTGAATTGAAGGAAGATGATGAAGAAGACGAGTCTGATAAGGAAAAGGAAGAAGATGAGAAGGATGATGATAAGGAAGAGAAAAAAGAATTAAAGTTAAAGGATGATGAAGATGAAGAAGATGATGAAGAGATAGTAACTCATCTTCATCGTAAAGAAATTCTCAAGGCATTTCCAAAGCTCTTTGATAAGTATCCTCAGCTTGAGAAATCTTGGTATAAGGAACAAGAATATACTGAGCTATTTAGCACGTTAGGTGATGCTAAAGAAGTTCTAGAAAAAGCAGAAACACTAGATGATTATGAAAAATCACTGATGGAAGGTGATACGGAGTCCATTCTCCAGGCAGTTAAAGATAGTGATGATAAAGATACTTGGAATAAAGTAGTAGATGATTATCTTCCTACCTTAGCTAAAGTTGATGAGAAGGCTTATTTTCATGTTCTAGGTGAGGTTATCAAAAATACTATCATAAGTATGTCAGGTGAGGCTAAAAAAACTGATAATAAACAATTACAAGCTGCTGCTCAGTTAGTTAATCAATTTGTATTTGGAACATCAGAATTTCAGCCTACGGAAAAACTATCTAAGACTAATGATACAGGAAATGATAAATTAGAAGCTGAACGTGAAGAATTCATGCAAGAAAGATTTGAAACAGCGAGGGACGAGCTAGATACTAAAATTCAGAATGTTCTTAAGTCTAATGTAACAGAATATATTGATCCGAAAGATGCAATGTCTTCGTATGTAAAGAAACAAGCAATTAGAGAAGTAATGGAAGATATTCAGGAGAGAATTTCTCAAGATGCTTCCTTCGCGAAAGTTCTTGATAAGTTATGGATAACATCAAGAGACAATAAATTCTCACCAGTAACTACTAAGAAAATTCGTTCTGTTTATCTATCTAAGGCTCAAACACTTTTACCGTCTGTAATCAAAAGAATCCGTATAGAAGCCTTAAAGGATTCGGGCAAGAGGACTACAGATAGTAGAAGTAAGAGTCCAGAGAGAACAAGGGTAAGATCCTCCCATAAAGGATCAGATAATGATGGAAAGGGGATGTCAACCATAGATTTTTTCAATCAGGATTAAGGAGAATATCTATACTAGAAATAGTATGGATTAAAAAATGCCTGCTTTAACAGAGGTTCAAGTAGAAGGATTGGAACTCGAAAGAGTTATTCCAAAGATTCGTGTTGTGTTTGAAAGAGATGATAAATTCTATTCAAACATTAAAAAGAGGGATGTGCAGAAGATATCTAATAGGCAAATGCGCGTTCCTCTTGAGCTGCGACCTGGTGGATCATTTGGATATTTTAATCCCGATGGTGGTGATCTAGGACGTGGTGGCGCACCGCAATTTGATAAGGCTGTGCTAACTCCTGTATTTGTTAGTGAAGCTATTGAATACACGAAGTTGGCTCAGTGGGCAACTGATGATGCTCGCAAGGCTATTATCAATTCTGTGCGCAGACTAACGGCTACTGCATTAGATGAACTCCGACGACAATTGGATTCTCAAATGATGCAGGCTGGTGATGGTGTTGTTGGCACCATTACTACTGTTGCTACAGCAGGTGGTGTTGATACTTATACTATGACCACAGATGGATTTGGTGCACGCCTAGTCCGTTTCGGTCAGACAGTGCAAGTATTTGATACTACATTGGCAACTCTCCGTGGTAGTGGAGAGATTACTCTTTGGGATATTGCAAATAAGACTATTGATGTTACTCCTGCGGTAGCTGGTGCTGTTGCAACTGATGTTATTGTTGTTAACGGTATTGCTACACCTACCTCATTGCCTGCTCTTTTTGGTGTTCCTTATCATCATTCCAATGCATCTACAGGAACATGGCTAGGCTTCTCTAGAGCATCTACTCCTGAAATTAGAAGTAATAGGGTTAATGGTGCTTCGGCTGCATTAACTCTTCCTCTACCACGTCTTGCTATCAATCTGATCGGCGATCGCGTAGGAATTGATCATAACTTTAGTCCTAATGCATGGATGCATCCTGGGCAAAAGCAAGCATATGAGGATATTGGTCAACTAATTACTACTATTCAAACTAAGACGGGTGGCAATAAGAATCTTGATATGTATTTTGATGATATGCAAATGGCTGGTGCTCCGGTGAAGACTAGCTATAACTGGGATAGAACTAGAATTGACTTCGTGGTTGAGTCTGTATGGGGTAGGGGAGAAATTCTTCCTATTGGTTTCTATACTACAGATGGTAGGCGAATCTTTGAGATTCGTGGAGCATCTGGTGGTGTGGCTACCTCTGAGATTTTCTACATGGTAGTAGGTATGCAGACTTTTGTAAATAACCCCGCGGCAACTGCCTATATTGATGCACTTGCTGTCCCATCAGGATACTAGAAAGGAGGAAATGATGTCTGATCTTCTTCACCAAAATTTTGGCACTGTCCAAAGTCAGCAGCAGCCACAGCCACAAACTATTGCTTCGGCTGCTACTATTACACCGACAGGATTTTTGACTCTGTTAACGGGAACAGTGAATATCGATATTATTACTCCGCCTGTAACTGGAGCACATATGTTGGCATTTGTTAGTAGTGCAGCTACGCCCTTTGTTACGGGGGGAAGTGGCAATGGTGCTATTGCGGCTAATGTGACACTAGCTGCTGATCAGTTATGTTTAATGGTATATGATCCAATAAGCACTCAGTATACTGGTGGAGTAACTGCTGCTACATAGATTTAAGCAGGGGACGCGCATCTGATGAAAACACGCGGTTTATGAAATGATGGAAAGTAAGTTCCCACACATAATGAATGGAGCTAAGGCTATTATTAGAGATGATAAACTTACGTTCACTTATATTGATTCATATGCAGATGTAATAACTGAAACTAAACCTATGCTAACTCCTATGGAAGTATGTCAGAAAGTAATAGATCGTATGGAAAGGTTTAAGTGTTCAGGTCCAGGTGTTAGGGAATCAGAAATTTCACGTGCGGAGAGAAAGTGGATTTCAGCTCATCCTGAGAAATGCTTAAAAAAGGCATGGGATCAACTAGATGAATATGGCAAGATGGAAATGTCTATGATGTTGAGTATGGATTCACATCACGGCATTTCTGATCCTGGATGGGCTAAGAAACATACGGATGAACGTCATGAAATTGTGGGAGATAATGAGGTTCCTCTCTAATGAAATTAAGTGAAAAAATAAAACCACTATTTAAATTATTTGGAATCTGTTTTTGGATTCGTAATTCTACGGAAGATTTTGATCATTATTATATAAACCAAAGGAGTTTTGGTAGCCTTAATGCTAAATTCAAATTTAGATCAAATGGTTATATTTGTATAAATAATTTCATTGTGCCGGGATTAGTACTAGTCATCCGTAAGGATAAAGAAATTTCAGATCGTTTAGCATCTTTATAAGAGGATGGAACATGCCAGCATCAGAATCAGCTAACGTAACGATTACGGCGCCGTCAGGAGCAGGTCTAGCAGGTGTAACAGATGTCTTCAATAATATTAGGAGTATTGAATATCAGATTGATAGGGCTATAGTTTCTATTACTGAGAGTAATGGTCATGTTGTCGAATATGAATATGGCACCGTCGCAACAGTAACTCATGTCATTGCCAATAATGTTGCAACTATTACGATTTCTACATAAGGAATAAAGAATGATTATTACTAGAATTCAAGAAGTTGTAGATTCTTTTATGGCTAAACTTCCTATACCAAGTAGAGTATATTGTTATCGAGTTGATGGGCGTAGTGTATTTGATATAAGAAGTCCAAATGATGGAGTAACTAGTAGACAAATGATGTATTTTACTACCTCTTATAATTATGGAGTTGAGATTCCTTTAAATTCTACTGAGGGTGAAGTGCGCGAAAGACTTGGAAAAGCGTTAAAGGAATTTGAAGCTAAAATAGACAAAACAGATACCTTTCTTGATGATAAATTAGTTCGATTGGAATAGGAGGAAAAGATGGCTTCAGGTAATATAACAATCACAGCTCCAAAAGGTCCGGGTGGGACTGTAACATCTCTTCTATTAAGTAATGCCAGATCAATTAAGTTTGATATGGCTCATGAAACTTTCATAGTGGAAGATGTTGATGGAAAGATCTCCCATTATGATTATGAGACAATTGCTACTGTCACTTATACTATTTCTGCTGAGTTAGCTACTATTGCGGTTAGCACCTGAGTTATGGATCAAAATAACATAATCGAGATCAATACGCGATTAGATGATTACTATGGTCAATTAGATAATAAATCGAAATGGCGTATATCATGGTCTGATGATCAATTTGAAACTCGTTATGGAGACTTTGAAGATCGAAATAAAGAAGGACTTATTATTCGTCGTGTAAGTGAGTGGCGTCAGCTTCCAAAATATAGGCAATATATTAATCCTGGTCGTTGGCTACTTGAACGTCTCATGGAAATGCCTTCTTTCACAAGTAAGTTTGCAACAAAGTTGAGTTATGAGTGTTTATTTGCATTTAAGGTAGATCAGATTCCTAATTGGGTTGTAGTGCGAGCTATAGTAGAAACAGTAAATAAGAATATGGAACAGGCTGGTATTTACACTAAATATAAAGATCCTGATAGAGATCCTAAAGAAGCTGAAGCAAATAAAGAGGCCCGCTTGCAGGGATTGGAAGAGGCATTATTTGGAAATGAAACAGAACTAGGTGATGCACTAGCATATAAACAAGGAGTTGGATTTACCACTAGTAAGATAAAGGAAGAAAATAATGCCTGAATTAATTCGCAAGAGAGTCATTCGTGCTCCTGTTAATCCTATGGATAAATCTACTATTGTTTCAATTTATCCTAGATCAATTAAGGAACGCAAGCCTACTATTCAACCTGGAATTTTTGAAATTGAAGCAGGATCATATGAGAATCCTGCTATTCTAGTAGTTGGATCTAGTAGTTGGTGGAAGGAGACTGATGTAGATCAGTTTCTTGAAATTCCCCAACAATCTATTCAAATTGCTGATTCATTTATACGTGATTGGGCTGTTGGTCTCTTCCAATGTAATATGGGAGATGCTATGCCTGGGCTCTTCTATATTCCGGGTAATCATGATATAGATGTGGTGAAGGTTTTTAAAGATAAGGATGATATTCTTCTTCTAGATATTGCTCAAAAGAAACAAAAGAGATGGTATGAATCTCTAGTAGAAGCAGCTGATATTTTGTGGGCTAGAAGTAATGGTAGTCCAAGGGCTATTTCTGATAATATGAGACTAGCCGCGCAGGATCTAGGTTTAACTAATAAGGCTTGGTTGGCAGATTTTACTACACTACAATTAGAAAAGTGCCCTGCATGTGGGGAACTCAGAGATAGTGATTTTCCTGTATGTAAGCACTGCAATACGATTGTTAATAAAGAACAATATGATAGTATGCAATTGAGTGCTGCATCATGAAGATAAGTAAATATAGACTTGATATACCTCCAAATACCAAGCTATCTCCAGCACTGCGTCGTCTTATTGAGGAAGTTAGAAATGAACGAGATCATTTGGAATTAGCTAGATATGATCGTATACACAGTAGACATAATCGATCTGTAGGATAGAAAAAATGCCCACTCCAGCAGCTATAATGAGCATGACAGCGTCATTAATGAATGATACTTCACAGGTATCATATACTGATTCTGCCATTCTCCCTTATTTGAATATAGCTCTGGATGATCTACAGGAGATATTCCAACATAATAATATTCCTGTAACTAATGAGGTAACCGGAACCTTAACTCCAATAACAGCTGGTGTGACAGTGGTATCATTCACTACTACACCAGCATTACCAGCTAATTTAATAGAAATTCAACAGTTATATGAAAGAGCTACCGGTGTTACACCTTGGATACCAATGACTAGGAGAGAATTTCTTCCTCTCACTAGGGAAGATCAGAATATCACACAATTCCTAATTTGGGCCTGGGTAAACCAAGAGATTAGATTAATTGAATCCACAGCAAGTAATGATCTCAAGATTGACTATATCAAATCTATATTTGCCACGCCAATAGATATTGCTGATATAGCTACTAATCTTGATATCATAAATGTCCAGCAGTATCTTGGATATGCAACTGCTGCTCTCTGTAGTATGTTTATAGGCGAGAATGAGATGCGTGCATCTGTATTGGATAGTAAGGCTACTCAGGCTTTAGATAGGGAATTGGGTATTCCTATTAAGGGTCGACAGGCTATAACAACAAGAAGAAGACCATTCATGGGTCGGTATAGGCGTAGGGGATATATTGGCTAAATTAAAAAATTGGACAATGGAACAGTTAGAGTTTCTGATCAATATGGATCTTGAAAATACTTTAATACCTGTTTTAGTATTTATGATTTTTGCAGTAACATTGGTAACAGTAGTAATAGTTGTAGAGAAATTCTTAGGATAATACCTCGTAACTAGTCAATTCCGATTAGTTACGCTTCATAAAGGAGCGAGGTTATGTCACAAGCATTATGGGCAATGGTAAATCGGTTTCACAACATTGGAGGACCAGATGTTATTGGATTTCCTCCACTAGGGATAGGTAGAAAATACTATGTAGATGGTGCTAATGGAGATGACGATCTAGCTGGTGATCGTCCTGATAGGCCAAAGCTCACATTAGGAGCAGCATTTGATAGGTGTGTTGCAGGTCAAAATGATGCTGTTGTTGTCATTGGTAATGGTGTTATAGGAGGTTCAGTTCTTCTCTCATCAGCATTCGCTTGGGATAAGAACGCTACTCATCTATTTGGTATCACTGCTCCAACTACTACAGCACAGAGAGCTAGAATTGCGAGTCTTGCTACTGCTGCATCATTTACACCAATGATAACTGTTTCTGCAGATGGTTGTATGTTTAACAATCTCCATTTTGTTCATGAATTTAATTCTGATGTAGACGATGCAAATGAAACTTGCTGGAGAGATACAGGACAAAGAAACTACTATGGTAATGTTCATTTCTCAGGAATTGTAAGTCCAGCAGCAGCCGCAGGAACAACAGCACGAACACTACATATTGGTTCTGGGGGTAATGGTGAGCATACATTCTATCGTTGTACTATTGGTAATGATACACGAAGTAGAGGTGCTGCTAATGCTACTCTAGAATTTTCTGGTGCTACACCCCGTAGTAGATTCATTGAGTGTGTGTTCCCATTTCAAACTTCCGCTGCTGGTGTGTTGGGTATCATTAGCACTACAGGTGGTATGGACAGATGGCAACTGTTCGAGCGTTGTGTATTCATTAACAATGTAGGATCTGGGACCACAACGATGGCAGCCTTGGCAACTATTCCTGCTTCTCCTGGTGGAATTCTTCTTATTAAGGATTGCACAAGAGTGGATATCACAGATCTTGGCACGGATGCTAATAGTCTCGCTGCTATCTTTGTAGATGGTGCACCTCTGCCAGTTGGTGATGATGCTGGTAAGGCAGTTGTAGCTATTGCTACGTAGGGAGGTGAGATGTGGCAGTTACTTACGAGCAGTTCAATTATGATTATAAGGTTGATGGGGACTTTGTAGAATTTTTGAATGACAAATCTAGTCCTCCAGGTAATATGGAATTAGTCTTTATACAATCTTTAGGTTCCCCTTTTATAGATGGAGCTAGGGTTCCTGTTACAGGTGAAATAAGAATGCAAAGTGTTTGTTATTTTATGAGAAAAGGGGCATAGGAGTTTGGACTGTCTCACATTATTAGGAGAAGGCTTGAGGAGGCCGGTGAATACTCTTAATAAGTGAGGCAGTCCAATTAGAGTCGCCGAGGGGCTACTTATAGCCAGAGTAGACGAGACCTCTGGGGGAGGCGCAGTTAATATCCCCCACTTTTAATAAAAGGATTACCAAATATGAATAAAAAACTTGAAATAGGAGATAGAGTTTTTGTAGTATTTGGACCCCATATGTCGTTTAATACTAGGGATGAAGCTAATAATTATGCAAAGGAAGCAGGGCCTACTTTCAAGATTGTGGAATGTAAAGTTGATAAAATTGAAGATGTTACTAAAGAATTTTTAGGATAATCATATGGCAGAATCATTTAGAACATTTGATCAGGATAGAGAAGAAAATAAGGGAGTAGTGAAATCCTATACGTTATTTGTTTTCTTCTCGGAGGATGTAGACAAGGACAGATTAAAATTGCTTGAATTAGGAAAAGAAGATACAGAGTTAATGAATGAGTTTGCTAAAGCCCTATCAAATCTGACAAAATGTAAGCTTATTAATAAAATTGAAATGGGACCATTTAGCACTGGAAATGATGATGTAGTTACAAGTCTTATAACTAATTCCAAATAATGCCTATTAGACCGGGAGTCCTCAGGGATCATCCTTCAGTAGTCATAGAAGAGTTCAATGGCTATTGGAATCGTGGTGGCGAAGAAGCTGTGCCTCTGGATCATTTTGATGATTGTGATAATATTAAATATATTGAGGGAGGATTTGAGACGCGTGATGGGATAAATACATTTGTTGCACAGACTAATATCGTTCGTATGTATAATTATAAACTACAAAATGCTGAATCTTTGATTATGTTGGATTCAAGTGGAAATATTCATCATGCACTTCTAGACGGAACTGAGACAATTCATACTAATATTCTCCAAATAGCTGCAATGGAAGATTTTGGATTTGTGGCAGTAGCAGGAAGAGCATACATTACACCATTTGAAATTTATCTAGATACTGATGGTGTGAATAAAGCTAGAGGATTAACTGGTGAATTCCTGTATGTGTATCTTGGGGCAGGTGTTGCTGCTAGAAAGGCTGCTGGTAATCCTATAACTGGTTCGGCTATGACTGTAGTAGAAGGAGCCGGAGCAGGATTTTATGAATTAGGATTCCATTTGTTTGCTATTGTATCTGAAACTGATACTGGTTTCTTAGCAGCTCCCGGTCCAGCAATCTTTACTGGATTTACGGTTATAGATGCTACTAAAGAATTAGATTTGAGTGGTGTTTTAGTATCAGCAGATACAGCTGTAACCAGAAGGCATATCATAGCTACAAAAACTATAATTAATTACAATGGAGATCAGGATGGATTTCAGTTCTTCTTTGTGCCTAATGGAGTTATTGAGGATAATACAACAACTACAATCAGCATCTCCGCCTTTGATATTGATCTCTTGACGGATGCCTCACATCTTATAGAAAATTTCAGTGAAATTCCTGCTGGTGTATCATTAAGTAAATATCATGCACGGCTGGTCCTCACAACAGAATTTGCCAATGTATCACTCGCAAGATTGAGTTTTCCTGGTGAACCGGAATCATTTAATCAAGTAGATGGATTCGTTATTATTCCATTAGATGGAAGGAATATTACAATCGCGCAGGAATTCAGAGATGTTCTATACTATTTCAAACAAGTAAGAACATACGCAACTGCTGATAATGGAGGTGCTCCTGCTACTTGGTCAGTAGTTACAATCGATCAAGGAAAAGGTGCTCCTGTTCATGGAATTGCAGAGGTATTGGATTCGGGTGGTATCAATGTTGATATGTTGTTGATTTCTGATTTTTCTGGTGTAATAATGTTTAATGGAGCATATTCAGAGCCAGAATTATCATGGAAGATTCAGGATTTCTGGCGTGCTTTTGATAGAAATTTGTTTCATAGAATTCAAGTAATAATTGATACTGTTGATGAGATAATTTACTTTACTCTTCCTGATCAGAGAATGTTGATTGCTGATTACAATAGAGGTATGGATGCTCAGAATATTCGATGGTCTCCTTGGCAATTTGATGTTCGAGCTAATACGATTGCGCTGATTGAGACTAATTCATTAGTAATTGGCTCGACTGGAGAGTTCTAATGACACGATGGCGCCCAGACACATGTGGTTGTGAATTGATATTCAAGGATGGGCCTGAGAATACTCCTACATTTGTTAAACAGTGTAATGATCATTTGCAGGATACCGAGCTGACTGTATGGGATGAGAATAGAGAGAAAAATAAATCTATCAGTATTTTAATGGAGGCAGGATTTAAGGAAGAAGATATTACATGGGAATTTGAAAAGAAAGGTGGGGGACAGAGATTATTAAAAATATATGTTCCTCTTGCTGGTCCTATGATAGCAATGGCCAGTTCTAAAGTTCACTTGTTTAGAAGAAGTAAGTAATGGGCACAGCAGCCGTTCATATGTCGACAAGTACTGGATCATCAATTCCTATTACTGCTAATACAAATCGTTTTATTCGTCCCGGTTGTGGTGCATTTTTTTCTCCCTCAGTATTTGAATTTCAGATGAGGGTTATTTGGAGAACTGCTGGGGTATGGTCTAATTTATGGGTTAGAGTTGTATCAAATAGTAATGATTTGACAGCTCATTTTTTTAGTAGAATAAATGCTGCTGATGGAAATCAAGATATTTCTATCGCAGCAGCTACTACGGGTATTTTTCAAGATAGTTCAAATACTGACACAATAGCAGCAGGAGACTTACTATCTATTAGAACTGCTGCTGCTCATAGTTCAGTCTCAATAAGTGGTCTACAAATAAGTATTATTCAATCTATATTCACTGCAACTGCCGCGGAAAGAGTATATAGACTTACATGTGGTCAACAGACAGGCTTTAATGGTACAGGATTCGTTTCTTGTATGGCAGGATCTCCTGCTGATGTTGCTGAGACTCCTCTTCAGGCGCATATTCCCGGTGGCACTATGCGTAATGGTGCTATTCGTGTATGGATTCAAAATCGAAATGGGGCTTCTACTCTTGTTCTTCGCGTTAATGAATTAGATACCTTACTAACTATTTCTATTGCAGCATCAACAACTGGATATTTTGAGGATACTTCTAATGCAATAACCGTATTTGATCGAGATAGGGCAAACTGGCATTTTACATTAGGAGGAAATTCGGGGCTTTTCTTTTTCAATGATATATCTGTTGATCTAGTTACTACTGCATTTTTTGGTGGCGGATCTAGAGTTGGAGGAGGTATTGATTTAAGAGTAGGATCAGATGGTTTATGTGCCCATAGTGCGTGGCATTATCAAATTTCGACTGCTAATGAATCACAAGTTCAAGCAGAAGCATTAGTAACTGATACGTGGGCGGGTATAATTGTTGTAATTCCCACTAATGGTCAGAATGGTTCATGTGAGTGGAGAAGTAGAGTTGGTGGTTCAGATAGCACCTTAACTGTTACGGTAGCAGCATTTACTACAGGGACTTTTGAATCAACTGGTTCTTCAATATCTGTTACTCCAACTACTTTGATTAATCTAAGAAGACTAAGTAATGGTACTAATGCTGATGCCTTAAATTACTTCACTCATAATTTCTTTGAAGCTGCTAGTGCTCCGCCTGCTGGTGATACTTTATTAGGTGGTATTTATAGATTAATTCCTGCTAGAACTCAGGATACTCTTTATACAGGATTTGGCCCTGTTACCACTCAGAATAATAAAATTCCCGATCCTTTATTTAGGCTAGCATTGGTTGGAGATTAATTATGAGTAAGAGGAGACAGGCATCGTATCAGGGTTATGAAAATTTGGGTAGACAAAAGATACTGCATGAGATATATGAAATTCTAAAGGATAAATATCCTGAAGTAGCTAAGCTTTTAATGGATAGGTTTGGTAAAGAATAAATGCCAATCAGAGCTGTCTCAAAGATAGCTAATAAAAATCGATTAAGTAGTTCATGGTCTGCTGAACAGTGTGTTGAGGGTTTTTTGGAGGATATTAGAGCTAAGAAAGTAAAACCTATCAAATTAATGATTGCATATTTTGAGGAAGATGGAAATGGTAATCTTCTTCCTAGAAGATATTATGCACAAATAAATGATACGGAAGAAATTGCATTGTTAACATTATTGACAAAATTAAGTGTAGATGATTGGTTTAAATAATGCCAATAGGAGCTGCACGATCTCATGGTAGTGGTGGTGAAAACATTAACCATTTTACTGGTGTAAGAATGCGTGTAATTGGCACGGGTGATTTACAGATGACATTATTTAGTCAAGATTCAGTTCGTAGTCAAACCTTAGTACCATTTACGATGGCGACTATAGCTAGGATTAGTCCCTTCAGATTAACTTCTTTTGTGGAACAGCGTGCACAGCTTGAGGGTAGAACTACGGCGATAAATGAAACTTTTAGAATCAATCGGATAATTCTTTATGTTAAGCCTATCTTTACGATGGAACCGGGGTAATTGGAGAAGATAAATGGCTAAAACTGCAACACGTCTTGTAGGTCCAGCATTAATTGCTACAGGACCTACCACTGTGTATACTGTACCAGCATTAACAAAAACTATTATTAGACATATTCATATATCTAATCCATCTGGATCTCCTGTTACATTTACATTATCAATTGGAACAGATGCGGCTGGCACTAGATTGTGGGAAACTTATAGTATCCCTGCCGCCGCTGCTGGTGTGGTTGATTCTGTTCGGGAGATTTATATGTATCTAATTATGGATGCAGCTGAGATTTTAACTCTTTCAGCAGGAACAAATAATATTCTAAATATTACAATTAGTGGTGATGAACTTACTCTTGGATAAGGAATGCCTTTTCAGCCAGATGACAGTTTACCTGATTTTTCACGATTGAAGTCTACTTTTTTAGGTGCTAGAGAACAAACTAAGAATTATCTTTTATTTCAAACAATTATTGATTTTTTGGATTCTACACAGAAACTGAAAACAATATTTTCCAAGCAGATAGGTGACTTAGAGGCAATTGTAGAAGCATTACCTCCCCCTGTAAGAGATATAAGTAACTTCATATCTATAGATGGGGAGGATGGAATAGACGGATTGTTCTTTCCGGGTGGGGTAGGTCCAACAGGTAACACTGGACCGGCAGGTAGTAGTGGAGGTTTATTAATAGGGCCTCCTGGATTAGATGGATTGGATGGTGAAGAGGGATTCACGGGTCTTCCTGGTATACAAGGTCCAAGAGGTAATATAGGTAATTTAAGTATTTATAAAGTAGGAGTTACAATCGATGGTTCTGGCTCTGCTATCTCAACTGGACAGAAAGGTTATAGTACCATACCAGTAACAGGAACCATAACCAAAATAAGATTACTTGCAGATCAGTCTGGTAGTGTAGTGATAGATGTTTGGAATGATGCATTTGCTAATTATCCCCCTACTGTTGCTGATACTATCACTGCTTCTGCTCTGCCTACTCTTTCTAGTGCAGATAGTGTTGAAGATACTACACTTACTGGCTGGACTACTGCTGTAACGGCAGGTGATGTATTAGGATTCAATGTAGATTCAGCAACTACTATAACTCGTGTGACTCTTGAAATTGAGATAACGGCGCCATGATGACTTATGTTGCAATAGTAATTGTAGATGCTCAGGTGGCTAGAGATCAGGAAATTAAGAGGAATTTAGATTATAATATTGTTAGACGCCCCAATATATCTCAAGGTCAATTAAATATGCTAAGGAAGCGTATTGAAAATTCACATGGTAAATTAAGACCAGTGGGGACATTACATACAGTTGTAGCTTTAGAATGTCCAGAAGATATGCCTAATTGCAGAAATTGTGGTGATCCAGAAGAAGATTGTTATGGTCCTAATCATTGTCCATCTTGTGGAACATTACACGGTTGCGCACCTGATCGTATAGTTGCTCAGAATGGTTATAAGCTGATTTCCATTGATAATCTTCCAACAGAAGATCAAATGTGGGATGTAAAGACAGAGATGTTTATTTCTCGTGAAGTCTAATGCTTGCTACAACTATTGAAACACTTGGTGCTGTTAGTAGTAGTGCTTCTAGAGGCACTCATGTTCCTGGTTCGGGGACCGCGAATGTTAAAAGTGCCTATGTTGAATTTGATGCATCTACATCTCTTCTTGTTGCATGGCTACAGTTTCAGTATGGCTATAGTAGCACTAATGTCTTAGCTGGTGATCATTTATGGGATTTAGCTACTGGGGCGGCGGCATCAGAAGTAGATGTAATTAATGATATGATATTTTCTTCACCAGCAGTTGTAGCAGGAACACATGCCCCCACTTTTTATCCCCTAGAAATTGCTACATCTACTCGCCTTTCTATTAGAGAACAGATAAATGCTGCATCATCATCTGCTGTTCTATCTATTACTTTTCAAATAGCAGCAACATTAGATATACCAGGAGCATCAGTAATTACATCATATGGTCCTGACACATCAGATTCAGGAGGTCTTCAGGTTGATCCTGGTGGAACTACTAATACTAAAGGATCTTATAGTGAATTATCTGCATCCGGTGTTGCATTGAATTATCTTACAGCATCTCAGGGAGCTAGAGATAATACGGCAGCTACTACTGCTGCATGGCTTATTGATCTTGCAACAGGAGCAGCAGCATCAGAAGTAGATTTCTTAGATGATTGGTTTACTACCATAAGTGGTAATACTGATGTGCCTTTTGGTATGAATCTTTCTACTAGTGTTCCTCCAATTGCAGCTACTGCTAGGCTTTCTGTTCGCGCGCAATGTTCGATTAATGATGCTACTGATAGATTACTTGATGTGAGTATTTATGTATCTGATGTGACAGAACCTTCTGGTGGAGAAACTAGTCATGTCTTCTAGATTAGGACGGAAATGAAAATTAGACCCTTAAGAGGAGAAGATATAGATTCTCTTAAGGAGATAAATTCCAGATGTCATCCTAAAGATGCATTTCCTGATTTCAAGAATTTCTATCCTCCTATTGTTGTAATTACAGATGACTATGATCGTGTTATTATGGCTGGTGGAGTAGAATCAATCGCGGAAGCTGTTACTATTACAGATAGAAAATTTTCACCACATGTTAGAGTTACTGCATTAAAGAAATTATTGAGAAGTATGTTACTTACATGTGATAGAGTTAATCAGAATTATCTACATGCATTCGTTGTAAGTAATGATGAAATACATATAAGAGCTATCAAAGCTGTAGGATTCAAATCAGTGGGTAGTGAAGCATTCTTTTTAGAGGTTGGAAATGGGCAAAAGTAGAAGAGGTAAGGCTGAGGAATCCATACAGAAGTATGGTGATCCTAGTTATCAGGGATCACAGCAATTAACGAAAAGTTTTGGTCAGAGGGCTGGTCAAGCTCGTGATATATATTATGGTGCTCCTAGTCCTGGACCTTGGGGGGAGCCTGCTAGATCTGCAGGAGCTAAGTCTAGGGGGGCTAGACAAAGGGCACCTATAGACCTTGGTAAAGATTCTACTACAGGTGTATATTCTCAGGGAGCAGGAGCAGGTGGAAATAGTCAATCTATTGTAAAAGGTCTTATTGGAGATAGACCACTAAATATTGAAACTCTTAAATCTATTGAACCTCAACTTTCCCAACATGGGATGAAACTTAGATGGAATGCTCGGGGAACTGGTGCAGATATCATACTTCCTGATGGAACTGAGATAGATTTCGTAGGAGGCATGGAAGGTCCAGAAGGTAGTAGAAGATTCCAATGGGATGCTACTGGTGAAACTGTAGGTGGAGCTGGAGGGGGTCAAGGACCTGGTGGTGTAGCAGGTGGGGCTATTAGAGATTATGGAGAAATTTTAAATAGATATCGACAGTTTGCTGAGACCGGTGGATATAGTCCTGGAGATATATCTAATATCAGATCACGTGCTTTATCACCAGTTCGGGCTGTATATTCTGATGTGAATCGTGCCGTAGATCGTAGTCGCTCATTGCAAGGTGACTATGCTCCTGGTTATGCAGCTACTAAGGCTAAAGTGGGTAGAGAACAGGCTTATACTACAGCTGATGCTACTACTAATGTTGAGGCTGCTCTTGCTCAAATGACACAACAGGGTAAACTAGCCGGTATGGGTGGTATGGCAAGTCTTTATGGAACTACACCGGGATTAGCTAATATGTTTGGTAATCAAGCATTAGCAGCAAGTGGTCAACAATTACAGGCTCAACAACTACAAAATCAAATGGGGCTAGGAATGATTGGCGGCCAAATAGAAGCAGGTAAACAACCTGGTAGATTTGGTGAGATAATGGGTGGTCTTGGTCAGATTGGTGGAATGATATATCCTTGGAAAGATGTACTTAGAGGGGGAGCAGGATAATGCCTAATTTTCCATCATCAACTGCTCCACAAAATCCCTTTGAACAGTTGAGATTACAGCAGATATTTGGGGGAACTAGACCTAGTCCTGCTCCTATGGCTTCTACTCTTATGGATCCTATGATAAATGAGCCGGTACTAGGACCAGCTATGGGAGCAGGGCAACCTGAACCTATGAGAGGATATCAATCTGAAACTGGTGCCTCTGATAGATTTAATGAAATGTTAGGTGCTTATCCTGAAGATAGAAAAAGAGGATGGCTAGAGAATATTGCACTTAGCATGATAGCCGCTGGCGATCCCAGACTAAGTGCATCATTAATGGATCAGCCAAGTAGAGAACAGACAGCTTGGCAACGACAAATAGGACCTGCTCAGTTTGCTGCACAACAAGAAAGATTATCTAATGTTGATATTATATCGGGTCAGAGAGAAGATGTTAGATTAGGACAAGCTGGTGAAAGGATTGAGATAAGTAAGGCAGCACAAAAATTATCTGAATGGAGAGCCCAGCATCCTAATATGCAGCTTAAGACTAGGGAAGATGGAATGATTGTAGGTATCAGTCCATTAGATCCCACTGATGTTGTGGAGAGTGGTGTTCAGAGTGGTGATTTGAGTGATCAAGAGAAGGAAGATGCTCGTGTAGAGGCTGCTGCTGTAGCTGAAACTGGTAGAGTTAGTAGGGCCGCAACTGTTATTGGGGAAAGAAAGACTGCTGCGGGACTACGCACAGGACAACGACAGGAAGCTGCAACATTACAAGAGGAAAGATTAAGAAGTAGACCATCTAAACCTGGTGTATTGACTGAATCTGCTAGAACTACCAGAAGACTTAGTGCTGCGGAAGAACTTAAAAATAGAGATCCCAATGGATTAGGCAAATGGGTTACTATTGACGGAAGAAAGGTTGAGGTTGCTGAACCAGGTAAGGTAAAAGCATGGTGGCCAGATTCAAAGGGTCCTACTCCTGAAGAACATCAAAAGATTATGTCTATTCTTTATCCTAATGGTGAACCCATTACAGAGACTAGTGTCAATAGAGATCCTGGTGGTATTAGGTAATGCCTCAAGATTTAGTTGAACGCTGGCGCAATAAATATCCTGGCTCATACGATGATATGTCAGACGTTGAGTTGCAATCTGCTATTTTGAATAAGTTTCCTGTTTATGAAGATTTAGCTGATCCTTTGTTGCCTTCTACTCCTGAATCTGCACAGGAACAACCAGGCATGTTAGGTAAAGCATGGGATTGGGTAAGTAGCCCCCTAACTGAAGCTCCTGGTGAATTTCTTAGAAACATAGCTACATCTATAGATAGACCTACATTAAAGAGAAGTCCTTTTGAAGCTGCTGTAAGAGGTGGTATAGCTGGTATGATAGGTGGTATGCCGGGAGAAGAGGAATTACCTTTCATCGGTAGAGGTGGTGCAGCAGGTGAAGTAGATATAGCTGCATCTCCCCTTGGTTTAGGAACTTTGGCTGCTAAACCTATAACTAAAGTTGCAGGCATGGGGATTGAGGGATTGCGTGGGTTTAGTAAATTAGGGAAACTTGGCAAAGCACCTAGAGTTACACCACTTCTTGAAAGAAAAGTTCCATTAGGGGCTAAGCCAGAAATATTTCCTGAGCCTTCTGTCAGATTATCTCCGGTGGAAAATCTACAAATAGCATTAAAGGAATCCAAAAAACTAACTAAAAAACAAATTGAAATTAATAAATTAGAAAGATCTGAGAAATTTGCTAGAGCTAGAGGAGTTCAAGTTAAAGGAGAACAGGATGTTCCAGGATTTATGGCTCAATTTAAAGGTAAGCATCCAAAGGTTATAACTGAGCCAATCAGACCAAAAATCGAACAGGATGATATTGATTCACTATTCAGACAGATTGGTGAAATTGAAGATATGCCTGAGCAAATACGTGCTCATAAGGCATTCTATAAACTCCTAGATGGGGGTGAGGCTCTTCAGAATAGTGAAAGAAAAATTCTTGAGCAGGTATTTGGCAAGGATGTTATTGATGTCATTCCAAAAGGAGGTAAGGGAAGAGAAACTTTATTGGAGGCTTTTAGTTTAGCTAAAGGAATGAAAGCCACTGCCGATGTTAGTTTCATGCTTCGTCAGGGAATTAATCATGTTGGTAGAAGAAGCTGGAGAAGAACTTTTATTCCACAACTCAAGGCATTTGCATCAGAGAATTATCATCAAATAAGTCAAGGCTTGCGCGATACAGCTAGAAATGCAGAATTAAAAAAGAAAGCAGGACTACATTTTACAAGTTTAAAAAGTTTTGGAACTAGAGAAGAAGCTATTATGTCGACCTGGGTTGAAAGAATTCCAGGCTTTGGTAGATTAGCTAGAGCATCCAATCGCGCCTATACTACAGCTGGAAATGTTATGAGGGATGGTGCATTTGATACTTTGTATGATGACTATGCTAGGTATTATAAATCAGTCAAGAAACTTGCAAAAAATACTGATGAACTAAAAGAGGCTGAGCTTTTTAATCCAGATACTCTTTATCGTGCACGAATAATTGCTGAAGAATCTAATGTTTCTACAGGGCGTGGAGGATTAGGTAAATTAGAATCAGTTGCGGAAGAACTAAATGCTGGTCTTTTTGCACCTCGTTTGATATCAGCGAGGATCAGAACTATTAATCGAGTATTTAATCCTATTAGTTATATTAAGCAAGATCCTGTGATGAGAAGAGAGCATCTAAGACAATTACGTTCCATTGTCGGTGTAGCTATGACTTCAGCTAGTATATTTAAATTGGCGGGTGCTGATATACAGATTGATCCACGTAGTACTGATTTTATGAAAGCTAAGATAGGTAAAACAA